AAGGTTGCGTTTAGCTGCTCGCTTCTGGTCTGCTCGCTGCTCTTTTTTATCACCCTCCGAATCCCCAGGACCTGCTATTTTCGTTAGCAAGTCTATAATTTTCTGTTCTGCGGGGGTAGGATTCTCGTTAGCCATATTAAACCTCTACTTTATGTAGGGCACGTACCTTATTTACGTTATACGTCCTCACACAACAGCTAGGGTCGTCTTCTGAGAACGACTTTAGTTGGTCAAAGGATACAGACCCGACAGGGAGTTTACCAAATTCATTAATAATCGCATCCTTCATATCAAGAGGGAAATCATTAAGATTGACTCCAGTAAAATAATTGCCTCCTTTTTTAGCGGTCCATTTTGGAGAAATCATAATAATGAAAGGGTTAGGGTCAGTAGCAGTTCTCGACCTGTAGTAGAATGTGTATAAACAGCCTTTAGGTACCCTTCGAGGTAGTTTTCTGACTGTTTGTTGGGTTGGAAGCTTCTTAGTTGTACCCAAAAACGAGGTTTTAAAAATTTTTGTCATTTTGTTGGTCAGAACCGGTCGAGGTTCTACTATATTATATATAAAATATAAATTATGGATGATTCAATACGTCTTAGCGAATTCATGGAACAAGTAAACTACTGTTTATCTTTAAAGTTTAAAGAAACATGGAGATACAGGTTTTCTACACACTTCATAGAAATATTTCAAGAAAAAGTTCTAAAGTCTATAGAAACACAAAGACCTCTTAAGTTATCTACCCTTGTATCTGCTTATACCAAAAAACATAAATACAGTATCTCAGAAGTTAAAAACTTCTTTGAGTTAATCGACATACAAGATTACTACCCTCTAATCTATGAAGACCCTAAGTATTTTGTTATGAAGGAAGAAGTGGTTTCCTAGAGTTTAACTAAACTCAATCTCTATTTCCCTCAGACCCGAGTCCCGAGGGGAACCTTTTTCTTTTTAGCCTTTTTGGCTTTAATAGCTTCATTATACTCGGCTAAGTGAGTAGCAGGGTTTAGTTTTGGACACATACTCTTAAACCCACACCAGTCACAATACTGGTTCATTTGTGGAAAGAAGTCACCCTTTTTTTTCTTCCTAATCTCCCAAATCTTCTGTGTCAGCTTCTTCATGTACATTAAGACATGGGGCTCAGAAAATTTAACATGAACTAATTTGTCCATGTGGGGGTAGTAGTGAGATAGCGTAACTGACGCAATAGGTACTGTGTACAGGACAGATACAGCGTAAGCGTAAAGAAGCATTTGTGGGTCGTTAAACAACTCTCTCTTTGTAGAGGCTCTTTTACTGGTCTTGTAGTCAATTACAAGGTAACCACCGTCTTTACTTTTTACGACACGGTCAATAATACCGTTTACTGCATACCCTTGTTTAAGCTCAACCGCAAACATCTGCTCTGTTGAGATTTGCTCACAAGAAGAAAGAGAGTTATTGAACTTAAAGAAGTTGTTAATACACTTCTCGATTTTAAGTTCTCGCTCTTTATCGAAAGTATAGTTAGGGCGTAAGATTTCTGCGATCTCGTTTAGTTCCTCAGGGGAGGTGCTTGCTACGCCGTCCTCGAAAATCTTATGGATATAAGAGCCGAACTGTAGGGCGTCTGTATTGGTAGACTTTTCTGGCAAATAATCGACGTACTTGAATTTGTACTTCAATTTGCACTCGTCGTAGACTTTGATCTTACTGGGTGATACCTTGTTTATAAACATACTTTCAGTCTTTCCCCGTTATTATAGCGTTTTTTCTGGATAATAACGCGTTTTTTTGTGGATCCTTTTCCCTATTATATAGTTAATGCTCGTACCCGCCTCCATTATCAAAACCTACCTGTCGGGGCACTTTCCAGAGTCCCAGCAATCAGGTAGAGAATTCCGAATAAATTCGATTTTTACCGACGATAATAAACAGAAATTATATGTGAATCTGGATACGGGGCTGTGGACCGACTTTAAGTCTGGTGAGCAAGGTAATCTGATCCACCTCGTATCCCACATTGAGAATGTCCCCTACTCGTCAGCCCGTAACTTCATGAAAAGAAAGGCTTTCGACGCGGGCGCTAGTTTATTTAATGTGTCTACTTTGAACGTCGAAAACAAGCCGATTGAGGTTTCCCGTACGATAAAAAAAGATAGCCGGGAATGGTTGGAAGTTAACCCAAAAAATGATATTAATTCTCCAAGCAATCTTAAGAGATTAGCATCTAAATTTGCGATTGACCGTAAGCTATCATCCTTTAAATTTTTTGTGGGTCGGACGGGACGGTATTTCCAACGTATTATTATTCCCTATTTTACCGCAAAAGGAGATGCCTTCTATTTCCAGGCTCGTACCCTAGTTAAACGTGACCCTAAATATTTAAATCCCAGTAAAGGTCTTTACGGCATCAAAACCTCCGAGATTTTGTATCCATACGACAAAAACAAAGAATATGTGATAGTTGCAGAAGGTCCCTTAGATGCGATGACCCTTCGTGCTGCGGGATTTAACGCTACCTGTACCCAGGGCTGTAAGATGTCTACAGTACAAGCTAAGGAGCTTAAAGGTAAGAAGGTAATACTTGCCTATGATAACGACGAAAGTGGACGAGACGGCTTCTATGAGGCTCGTAAGAGACTTCTGTCTCAACGCACGAATGACATCTACTCCCTTAGACCTCCTAAGGAACACAAAGACTGGAACGACTTCTGGGTAGCTTCTAACAGAATAGATTTTGAGGCGTATGTGCACTCTAATATTTTTAAAGCAGATTGGGAGCTAGACGCTATCTCACTATTAACTTAAATTTGGGGCTATATATGGTTTCTTCGAGTACATCATACCTAACCGATATTTCGTAAACTCCACGTGCTCCCCCTAACAAATCGCTTTCGTAGTACGCAGTTATTGTGTTAGTGTCCCATAAATATGAAATTTGACCGTCCGAACTCAATAGGGTAGTACTCGCTGTATTATCGAAATCAGCTATCAAAACTCTATTCGAGAGAGCTGGACTATCATTTAGCTTAACAATTCTCATAGATGCATTAGATATGAGCGCACCCGTCTCTATTAAATTACGCAAACTCTCTTTAATTGGCTCATTATCTACGACTAACGCTGTCTTTACTTGGACACGCTTTTTGCTGCCTAATTCAATATACCGCTGAACCAGTTTATTGGTAGTAGTTACCTCCAAAGGCTCCGTTACCGCAAAAGTATTAGCGGTCTCCATATTGAATGTGTTTACGTAAATCTGCGCTCTTGATCCTTCCGTCTGAACAACAGTCCAAATATCAAGATATCCTCCTGTTGCAGATGCGGTATTGTTGTATTGAGTCGTCCACTCTGGAGGTGCGCTATCCTTAAAGTAAGCGCCACTCGGTTCTAAGATAACGACAAAGTGACCATTTTTTTCTTTAAAAATAGCAGATGCGGCAAACCTTGTATCACCAGTGTAGTTGGTTTCCAAAGCCATCGCGCTCATATTCGCATCAAACCCGATTCTGTCCCCGTTATCGTCCCTTTTATAGTTATGGAACAGCATATTGGTAGCTACTGAACTAACCAGACCGTAGTTTGCATCTCCCGCCGTCCTGTTTACGTATGGATCTGCGGTACCAAATGCGGTATTAGGAAAAACATGTACCGAGCACACCTGAAAAGGGTCGTTTAACGCTCCTGTGTTGTAGTTATAAAAATCTAGTTGTGCTGGAACGAGGGGGCTGGGGCGATCTCCGCGCCGGATTACTGTATAACCGTTGAATGTTGTCATGTCTTATTTATTTAGGGAGGCATAGGAGTCTTTTTCTCTTTGATTCTCCTCAATTAATAAGTCCATAAACTCATTCCGTTCCAGGGAAGTCATAAACATTATATCCTGGTAACTGAATCCCGCGTGTTTTACTAAATAGTACGCTTCATGCGCTAGATTGGAGATTCGTGCATCTAGCTCACTGAGAAAAAAGATTCAGAAAACGGAATAAGACTTTCAGTAACAACACTGCAGCTGGCGCATTCATAGGACATTGATTTATTCATACCATAGTAATCTTTGGTAACCGATTCACGGAAAAAAGCAAGATCTTTGACTGTAGTTGCCTCAAAAAAACCTTTAATCACTTTGTGTTCACTATATTTGCCGACTGATAAAGCAAATCGCCATAGATTGTCGATTAACTTTTCTGGATTTTCAAAATAAATTTCATCTTTGCAGCGGGGAGTTACGAACTGAACCTCCTGCTGGGAATCGGGCAACGTTATTGTAAGAGGTTCCTTGTAACTATCTTCCACATAGTTAATTGGAACGTCCGAAATATTAACCGTTAGTTGGTTGGTGGTGCCGCATTCCCCACATTCTGTTGCAATAACATACTCATTGCCATAAGAAATCTCCCGTAGCTTAAACAGAATATAATTTTTATCCTCCAAGGTCATGGAGTCGTAGTCTAGTCCTTCTACACATTCTCCAATTAGAGTATTAATAATTTTTGCCCCGTGGGAGGCATTCTTAATACTGCGCAACTTCCTTTCTTGAGCAAACGTGAAAGGTTTAATCATGATACTTTCATCACAATCAACATAAGCCAACCCCCTAGAAGGAAGTTTTAAGGATCTCCAGTCTTGAGATACCGTTACGTTCGATAGAAGGTCTGCTACGGCGTCCGCGAGCTTTCCATCAAAATGTTCTGTAGGTGTGGGCTTACTTACGTCGTTTGGATCATTATGAATAGGTTTAGTGATTTGTTGGGAGGGACGTGTAGCTACTGGAGCCTCTGGAATATTCACACCTTCTCCTGGCTCGGCACCTGATTTCTCCATATGCTCTCTTGCCATCTCAATGAGGCTTTTTTCTTTTTCGGGTTTTGACATGTTTAATTAAAATAGTTTGGAACTATTATACTATAATAGTGATATGCTAAAAATTATTGTAAAAAATAATGAATCTTTCTTAAAAACAGAAAACAAAAAGCTTCTAACCACCCTAAGAAAGAAATATAGCGCTAAAGTTCCTGGCTATAACTACTCCGCTGCCTACAAGAAGGGTGGCTGGAATGGTGAAAAGCACTTTTTCTCTGATAAAACAGGGAAATTTGGAACTGGTCTTCTGTCTCATATTGAAGAAGACCTCACTTATTTAGGTATGGACTATAAAATCGAAGATTTACGTACTACCAACCACTCCGACGACATCTCGTTGCCGGGGGTGACTTTACGTGAGTACCAGGAATCCATGATTAAGAAGGCATTGGAGGCTAAAGGATGTATTGTTAAGGCTCCTACAGGCGCGGGCA